ATGATCGTAATGGTATTGTAGACTTTATGAACATCTTGCGAAAAATGCCTTCTTTTGATATAATAGAGTTTGGTGTTGATGACATTGTTCGTTCTGGACTTGTCAAAGAATATATTATTGCTAAACTTGAATCTGGTTCATGAAATTTCCCATAATCTGCTATGATAACTTTTATGATGATCCAGATTATGTTCGTGAATTTGCTCTTTCTTTAGATTACAGTGCAGAATATGGAACTTTTCCTGGTGTAAGATCTAAACCCTTACATTTTTTTAGTGAAGAGTTTCATTACAAATCAGTAAACAAGATTTTATCTATGTTTGATGATTTTGATATTCCAGATGTATCTTGGAGAGCAGATTCTCAATTTCAAAAGATATGGTCTTTTTCTCCTGATAAGGATAGTTCTTTAAATAGTGGATTTATTCACTCTGATTATGGTACTGTTTTAGCGGCAGTAGTTTACTTAGACCCTAATCCCAACCCTGATGCAGGAACATCATTTTTTAAACCAAATGAAAATGATGATTTTTTATTAGATTGTAAAGATCCTAATTATACACCAGAAGAAATTGAATTTTATCGTAAAGATGTTTATCAATCTACAGTTAGTAGTAAAATTGATTCTATAACACATTATTTACGAATCAAAGACTATAATAATAGTCATTTCCATAAAACTATGGAGGTAAAAAACTGTTATAATAGAATGATTGCATATGACGCAAGTGAATTTCACGCACAATCAAGTTTTTACACTGATGATTTTAGATTAACCCAAGTTTTTTTTATTGATCAAATGGAAGCACCTATGAATAAAATACCTCAAAATAAATGTGAACGTTATGGCATTTAATCACGTTGAATGTAAACTTCACAAACTCCATAGAGAAAATATTGATGGGGTTAGATATTACTCTGTACCTGGTGCTGATGAAGGAGAATTATTAAAGTTAGTCTCTATTACTTCTGTTACTAGCCACTTTAATAAAGAAATCTTTGTTAACTGGAGAAAGAAGGTAGGTAATGAAGAGGCAGATCGTATCACCAAAGCGGCTACTGGTCGTGGAACTGATATGCACACTCTTACAGAACATTATCTAAAGAATGAAGAATTGCCTGAAGTACGTCCCATTTCAGACTTTTTATTTAAGATTGCCAAAGGTAAATTAAATAAAATAGACAATATATACGCTTTGGAAGGACCGCTATATAGTAAAGAATTAGGTCTTGCTGGAACCGTTGATTGTATTGCTGAATATGATGGCGAGTTAGCGATAATAGATTTTAAGACATCTAAGAAACCTAAACCACGGGATTGGATAGAACACTATTTTGTTCAGTGCATGGCATATGGATGTATGCTATATGAGATGAAGGGAATATCGATTAAAAAACTGGTAATTATTATGGCCTGCGAAAATGGCGAGTGTGTAATTTATGAAGAACGAGACAAAGCGAAGTATATCAAACTTCTCGGAGAATACATTAACAAATTTGTTAACGATAAACTGGAGCTCTATGGAACCCAATAAAGAATTAGAAAAGGCGATAGAGAGTAAGTTTCTAACTCCAGCTAAGTTTTCTATGGAAATAGAAAAAATTGTTTTAGAAGAAGGTGTTAATTATATTGATGCTATAGTACAGTATTGCGATACTAACAGTATTGAGGTAGAATCAGTATCTAAGTTAATTTCAAAACCATTAAAGGAAAAGTTAAAATGGGATGCCATTCAACTTAACTTTATGAAAAAAACTTCTAGAGCGAAACTACCTATTTAATAATGGAAATTTCTGAACTTGATTTATTGCATCATCGCTTACAAGCGATTTTGCGTGATTACAATATGCCTGACCTTGAATATCTTGGTGAGAGAAAAAGTTGGAAAAGTGGTGAAATGGTTCACTGGTATCGTGTAGGTGGAGCAGAAGTTCCTATTGATGCTATTACTGAATTTGAAACGGAGGAAACTGATGATGAAAAACTCGATTAGATTAGCAGGTGCTCAGATTCCTGTTCACGATAAAAGTATTCAAAAAAATAAAATAGAAATACTTAAAGCACTTGATTGGGCAAAGGAAAATGAAGTAGATATTCTACAAACACCTGAAGCTGCTCTTTCTGGATATAATTGCGAATATTGGGAAGAAAATATTGAAGAGACAAAAGAAGCAGAAAAAGAAGTTATTGAACACGTTAAAAAAGTAGGTGTTGGACTAAATCTAGGTACTCTTAATTTAGACGATGAAAATTATGGTTCAATAAAAAGAAATCAAATTAGGCATTTTAACAATGAAGGTGAAAGATATGGAATAACCAATAAAACATATTTGGTTTACGCTGATCTGAATTGTGTTGCAAATTTTCATGAAGTAAAAGAATTGAAAATGCAATTACCTTTTCATACTACACGTCCATTACATGGTATAGGTGTTATATGTAATGATATGTGGGGTGCTCCTACGGTGATGGGTAAATCTTTTCAACCAACTAAAGCTATTAATGAAGATATAAGTGAAATGCATGTAGATCTTATATTTCATAGTACTCATGGATTTAAATTTCCTGAAGATGGTGCTATTGATTGTGAATTTGAGTTTTTTAGAGATAATCCAGGTAGATATCAAGTTAGAGATGTTATGGATAAATGGAATGAGGCTTGGTTAGAAATGACTGCTTTTCGTGCTGTTGCTACAATTTTAACTGTAGATGCCTGTACCTTTTGGGGTTGGGATGATAGCACTCCTATGGATAATATTAGAACATCTTCTCCTAGTGGGATTGTAAATCCTTTAGGAAAGTGGGAAACGGATGTTCCTAGATATGGTCGCCAATATTTTCATTATGATTATGGTGTTAATACTAAAGAAAAGTATTGGGAACAACTTAATGAAAAAACTAAGGGTAGTTGGAAAACCAGTGATATGGTCAAAATTAAAACTCAATGAACAAAGATATAGCATCTTATGCTAAGGTTTATAAAAATTTTTTAGATAGAGAAATTTGTCTACAAACTATAGAACAAACTAAATCAGTTAATTTTGAACAACATACTTTTTATAATCACGGAACGGGTGAAAATATACCAAGATCAGGAAATCAGGAATTAGAGTCTTTTACTGATGTTAATTTTGATGTGAGTAATTCAAAATTCATAATTGATAAATTATGGCATGCAATTAAAAAATATACTTTAGATGTAGACATACCTTCATTTGATAGTTGGGAAGGATATTCTGCTGTTAGATATAATAGGTATTTTGAGGGCAAAAAAATGGCTCTTCACAATGATCATATTAAATCTTTATTTACTGGTAGAGATAGGGGTATTCCTATTTTAAGTTGTTTAGGTCTTTTAAATAATGATTATACGGGTGGAGAATTTATAATGTTTGGTGATGAGATTATTGACTTAAGGCAGGGTGATCTGCTAATATTCCCCAGTATCTTCTTGTATCCTCATATGGTTAGTCCAGTTAAAAGTGGTACAAGATATTCTTATATAAGTTGGGTATGGTAAAAGTGACTCCCTTTGAGACCTATCGCACATACTTATCAATGAAAAGTCATTTTACTAATCCTAAGTATGACTTTGTGAAGTATGGTGGTAAATCTCGTGCTACAATGACATCCTTCAATAAAAGGAAAGATAAGTATTGGTTTGAGAAAACTTCTAGAAAGTATTCAGATCAAGAAATAATAGATTTTCTTTTATCAAATTTCGTAAACGCTACTAACCCGCAAAATTTATGGATCGGAGAAATTATCAATTCTGGAGAAAGGACTTACGCAGAATGGAAAATGAGGCAACAGAGTTTGACGTATATGTTTACGGAACAATCAAACACATTACTTTCAGAGAACGACTTAGAGAAAGTATTCAATTGCTCCAAGGGTCATCCGATCATTTTAAAGAAGTATCTAGGTGGAGAGATTTCACTAGAAACGCTATCAATACTGGAAAAAATATTTTCTTTCAAAAGTAATTTTGATAAGAAACTCAAAGATCCAGTATGGGAAACCGTAAGTATGAAATTAAAAAAGTATTTACCTTTCCTAAATATAAATGTATTCCAATTTAAAAAAATATTAAGGGACATACTAAATGAGTGAATTTTTTAATTCTGAAATTATCCAAGAAGAATTGGTAAAAATTAACCAACTACAAGAGGAGGTATATAAAAATGCCTTTACTTTTGAAAGTATGGATCGTGAAGAAAGATTGGATCATATTGATAATCTAACCGACTTGTTAGAGATGCAACAGGTCATGTATACAAGGTTATCCTTGTCTGACGATCCTGCTGCTAAGAAAATGAAAGAACAATTAGAAAAATCAGTTCAACTACTGGGATTCCCTGAAGGCACTGATATTTCTGTTTTGTTTAACGGTATGAATAATACTATTGATAAACTGAAGCAAATTGCTGAAGGTTGACATTTAATAGTAGTTTTGTTATACTAAAACCAAATCCAACGAATCCAAATTAATCCGAGGTAATCCAAATGTCGTTTGCTAAACTTAAAAAGCAATCAAAACTAGGCTCTCTTACACAAAAACTTGTGAAAGAAGTCGAAAAGATGAATAACACAGGTGGTCAAGGTGATGACCGTCTATGGAAACTAGAAGTAGATAAAGGTGGTAACGGTTATGCCGTTATTCGTTTCCTTCCTGCTCCTGATGGTGAAGATCTACCATTTGTAAAGTTATACTCCCACGCCTTTCAAGGTCCTGGTGGATGGTATATCGAAAACTCTCTAACTACATTAGGGCAGAAAGATCCAGTATCTGAGTTCAACTCACAACTCTGGAATAATGGAACAGACGCAGGTAAAGATACTGCTC